CGCCGCCGGCGCCGAAGACGAGCGGGAAGAAGGCGAAGCGGGCCGCGGCGCCGCCGCGCGACGCGGACGGCAAGAAGGCGGCGGCCACCGCCCGGCAGCCACGCGGCAGCGGGCCCAGGGCGGGCTCGATCTGCGCGATGGTGATCGAGCTGACCAAGGACGGCAAGTCCACCGAGCAGGTGGCCAAGGCGATCGCCAAGGCGCACCACGGGACCGAGTTCCAGAAGAAGGCGGACAAGGGCGACTACACCCTCGTCGCCTGGTACCGGAACTACGGCCGCAAGAAGGGTTGGCTGCCGAGCAACGACGACTGAGGGAAGCCCGCTGACGAGCCGGTGCGAGTCCGGCGAAACGGTGAGCCGCGGGGGCGAGCAGCCTCCGCGGCCAGCCGTACGGGTCAATTGGAGTTGCACACAACTATGACAGACGAAGAGTTCGCGATAGACGCCTTGGGCGCGAGGGACCACGCCACCAGGAATCCGAGACCGAAGGGGACCGTGCCGCACTGGCTGAGGTGCGACGCGATCCGCAGGGCGGACGGCGCCCGCTGCTTCCGCCCCGCTGAGCACGGGTCCAAGCCGCACGCCTTCGACGGGCCGTCTGGCGACTAGGCGGCGAGCAGGCCGGCCGGCGTCTGCGCCGGCCGCGCCCCCTTGCCCCAGCACACGTACACCATGTCGCCCGGCGTCGACCGAGTTGGCTCCTCGAAGTACGGCCCGCACACCCCTGACTGGTTGAAGCCCCAAGCGCCGAGGTCCGAGCAGAAGAAGGCGGAGGCGTCCCTCCACGAGTGGTCGCTGGTGCGGCCGAGCGCGAAGTCCACGATCCCCACGGAGTCGTACGGCCGCGCCAGCACCGAGCGCAGCGCGGCCTCGTAGGCGGCCGCCTGCGCCTGCGTCACCGGCACGTCGAGCCAGAGGCACTCGTAGTCCCTGAGGTAGGCGATGTCGCGGACCTGGACGCCGGGCGGCGCGCCGCCCACCTTGTCGTACCTGGAGTCGATTACCTCGCGGCCGCCAGGGAGCACGAGCGACACCCAGTGCGAGTACGCGCCGCCGCCGAAGTAGCCGATCAGCTTCGAGGTGCACGTGCGGTCGCGCACCGCGCCGACAGTGATGACCGCCTGCGGCTCGGGCGCCGGCGCCCTCTTCGCCGGGCTCACGCTGCCGCCCTGAGCGCCGACATCTGCTCCTCGGTCTGCTCCTCCGACATGCCGGCCGGCGTGCGCCCGGTGGCCGCGACCCACGACTGGTCGATGACGCCGTAGGCCTCGTCGCAGAACTGGAGGAAGAACCTCCACGTCATGCGGTACTTGGAGCCCCACGAGATGGCGGTGGCGCCGGCGGAGTCGTACCCGCAGAGCACGACGCAGTGGCCGCCCACGATCGTGGGGTCGCCGCCGCCCAGGTCCCAGACAGCGCCCGACTGCTCCGGCATGTACGCCGGCACGTCGAAGCCGATGTACGCGACGCCGCAGTCGTAGATGGCGCGCTTCACGTCGTCGACCTTCTTGGAGTCGAGCTCGTAGAAGCCTGCGATCCTGTCGGCGGACTCGCCGCCGGCGCCGATCGGCGCGCCGACCTTCATGAGGTACGAGAGCACGTCCTGCTCGGCGCCGCCCTGGTCGGTGGACGGGTCCGCGGGGTTCCACCCGCACGCGCGCTGGTAGAGGAGCCCGACGTTGGCGTCAGGCTCAGTGTCTATCTTGCCGGCGGCGTTGAACGTCCACACCTGGCGGGCGTGGTAGAAGCCGGCGCACGTGCAGTCGCCGAGCCTGTCGTTGAGCATGGTGCCGAATCCGTCGGCGGGCACGCCGGCCGCCCAGTCGACGCCAGCGGGGACGGGCGGCGCCACCGCACCGGCGGCGATGGCGGAGTAGTGCGGCACCCTGGGGTTGCGCAGGCGCGGCTTGCGGCCTAGTTTGAAGTGTGCAATCGTCATGTGTGGTGCTCCAGTAGAGGCCGCGGAACGTGCAGGGCGCGTCCTTGCGCCCCGCGCGCCCCTACCGCCCTGTCACTCTGCCTTGGGCGCCGACGTCCCGTAGGCGCTGATGTACCTGCCGGCGACCTCCGCCATGCCGGCGCCGACGCCGGTGAGCGCGTCCGCGAGCGAGCCGCCGAAGACAGGCGTGTTCTCCGTCACTGCCAACTCGACCTCGAGGAACGGCTCGCCGACGGACCAGAGGCTCTGCGCGACGTCATCGAACCCGGGGTCCTTGAGCTGGCCGATGGCGGTAGACACCTCCTGATTGAGGGCGGCGATGTTGCCCTGCCCAGCGGCGGTGAAGAAGGCAGCCACCTGGGCAGCGATCTTCGCGCGCGCTAGCTTGGTGGCGTTGTCCTTGGCGCCGATGCTGATGATGGCGGTCGTCGCGATCTTCGCGACGAGCTGCGGTGCTTGTGTCGTCATTGCGTTGCTCACTTCTGTTGTGCCGGGGTGCCGCCCGGCGCGGTAGGGTTTTCTTCTGGCTCCGCGGCCTGCGCGTGCGCGGAGTAGACGGAGTGGACGGCGAAGATCATCACGGTCCCGAGCGCGCCGGCTGACCCCGAGATGAGGCCGACGGCCTCCTTCGACAGCACCCCTGCGTTGAATATCATGACGACGGCGAGCGCGGCCACGATCAGCACCAGGAGGAAGGCGAGGCCGAGCCGGCCGCGCAGCAGCGTCATGTTGAGGCTAGCCCTTTGGGCCATGCGTCTTCTCCAGCAGTTCTCTGAAAACGTCCGCGGGGCCGCGGGGCTTGGGCTCGCCGTGCTTGCGCCGGCGGGCGAGGTCCACGCGCGCGTGGAACTCATCTACGTGGGCCTCGGTAAGGCCTAGGCCCGATTCTAACATGCGGCGCGCCATCTCGGCGACGCTGCCGTGTCCGCGCGGGAGGTCGCTCACGTCACCTCGTACGGCGTCACGGCGGCGCCGTCCACCTGTAGCGTCCCCACCTGTTGGTACTTCTCGCGACCGCCGAACCCCTCCGCCCTGACGTAGGTCCCGCCGGCGGCGCCGCCCGACACGATGAGCACTGGCGGGTCGCCCGGCACGCTCGACTGCAACTCCACGGTGCCGAGCGGCGGGCCGCCACCCTGCGGCATCAGTGTTACGTACCGGCTCACAGGTCCGCCTTGGCCTTGGCCTGCCTGATCTGCGCGTCGGTGATGGAGTTCGGCCCCTGCTCCTGGCGGAACACCGCGCGGGCCCACGGCACGAGCACGTCGGGGTCGTGGAAGTCGAGCTCCTGGTCGTGGGCGAACCCTGTCCACGAGCACACGTTGTCCGTGTACTCTGCGGTCGGGTTGTCAGGCGGCGGTGAGAACCGCGCGACGAACTTCGCCGGCGTGTCGAACCCCTCACGCTGGTACGTGTAGCAGAGCCTCACGCCCGCCCGGATGCCGTCCTCCATGGTGTCGAACGCGAGCGGGCCCGAGTCCGGCTGCCGCGGGGCGAGCCCGAGCCACGGGACGTGCTCCGGCAGCAGGTCCCACGGGTTGTTGCGAGAGAGTCCGAGCGTCGTCACTTTCCGCCTCCCAGGACCTTGTACAGGTCGTCTATGCGGCTCCCGATGTTGGAGAACCCGCGCTCCAGCTTCTCGTCGAGGCGCTGGTCGCGCTGTGCCTGCTCGCCGCGCATGGCCTCGATGCGCTTCTGCGCCTCCTCGCGGGCGCCCTCGACGTCGCTCGACAGGCGCTCGTCCAGGGCGCGCAGGTCCGCCCTGTCGGCCTTGCCCGCGGCGAGCCTGTCAACCTTCCTGAACAGGCGCCTCCCGGCATAGCCGATGGCGCTCATCGCCGCCGTGATCCCGAGCTCGAGCCACGGCGACCACCAGTCGCCTCCCACCTGAGACATCGCGCGCTCCTGGTCACTTCCTGACCGCTATAGTGGCCGGCGCCGCCGGCAATTCGTCTGTGGCAGCGCGCACCGCGTGCCTGTATGCCACGAGCTCGCGGTGCTGGTCATCCGTGAGCGTCGTGGGGTGCCCGAGCGCCACCTCGTCGCGGTGGCGCTCTATCGCCTCGCCCGCCCTGCGCAGGGCGACCACGCGCCTGAACGGGAGGCTCGCCTTGCGCTGACTGTCGGACATCACGTGCGGCTGCGCCTGCGGGAACCCGTCCTTGTCAGGCACTATGTCGAAGCCGCGCGCGTTGGCAGCCAGGAGCTCGCGCCACCGCCCGTTGGTGATCTGCACGACGTCTGTTGGTATGTTCTTGCCGTGCACATCGCGGTCGTAGAAGCCGCGCGTGCTCGGACTGTAGAACTTGTTCTGACTTGGCAGTTTGTTCATCATTGTCGCTATGCCTGTCCGATTGCGTAGATGCGGAACTGACAGCTCTGGACTCCGCCCGTCACCTCGTGCCCGCCGAACGACGCGTACGCACCATTGACAGTTATGGTGTTCCAGACGACAGAGCCGAGGCCGCCGTCCAAGTCCTGCAGGTCAGTCGCCCATCCCGCGATGTCAGAGAACGTGAGCGGGAAGTAGGCGTAGCCGAATATGGTGCCGTTGCTGCCGCTGCCAGGACCGCCGGGGTCACCGAGGTTGACCGTCGCCCACTGCATGATGCGGCCGTTCGGCAGCCTCTTGTACCCGTTGGGGGCTATCGACGCACCGGGGTCGAGCTGGTTGATGAAGTACGAGATGCCGGCCTTCCTGATGAAGTTGTCGCCGTTGGTGACCATCACCTGGCTGACGCCAGGGTTCTCGTTGTTGCCCGACGTCTGGTTGAAGTAGGTTGCGTACGCGTACCCAGAGGCGTCGCGCAGCATCACCGTGCTGCCCGCGGGCGATGCGGTGGGCGTGTACCCCTGCAGCGCATTCACGCTGAAGTTAGACGGGCTGTACACGTAGAAGTTCACCCCGTCGTTCGACCCGAACAGCCACGTGGGTTGCCCGCCCTGGCCTGACCAGTTGAACGTCGTGACGTTCCCACTTATCACCAGGTGGTTCGCCTGGTTGACGGCGGAGGTGATCTGGCCGCCCGCGATCTGCAGCGCGCCCTGGAACTGCGTGATGTTCCCCACCACGAGCTGACCGTTCGCGAGCGTGCCGGCGATGGCCGCGAAACTCGAGCCCTTCGGCAGGAAGTTGTTCGAGACGTACGCCGTGGTGGCCACGGCGTTCGAGCTGTCGCCGCCCGCGGGCGTCACCACTGTCGCCGGCCCCCACTGCGCCGGCGACGCCGCCGGCGCGTTCCCAATGTTGTTCGCCACCTTGGACTGGTACACCAGTCCGTCAGGGCCGCGCACGATGGAGTTGACGCGGTAGTTCTCTGAGGCGTCGTAGTCCGGCACGCCGGCCTGGCAGAAGTACCTGACCGCGGCGAACACGTAGTTCTGCGCCCAGTTGAAGTACTGGCGCGGCGGCGGCGTCGACGAGAGCGGCCAGCCCGCCTCGGCGTACGAGTCGCCTGGGTCCACGAGGTTGGTGCCGCCTGCCGTCTCGCCCCAGGCGTGCCGCACCGCAGGCTTTACGTAGTCTGTCATTCTATCCTCCGGATACTGTGGCAGAGGCGGACGACGCGTCCGCCATGTCGCCGGCGAGCGGCGTGGCGTACTCGATCTGTGCGATGGCGACGCCGGCGACGCGCGGCAGCAGGTCGTAGCCGGTGATGAGCGCCTGCTCGATCGCGGTGACCTGCCTGCTGATGGTGATCGAGATGCGGCGGTCGCCCTTGTCCGTGACGCTGCAAGTGACGCCAAAGATGTAGGAGAGGGCCTGCTCGAGCGCGGCGAGCGAGCCGTCGTACTGGTTGCGGGCGATACGCGCGCGGATGGCAGTGCGGTACTCCGGGTCGCCCAGCAGCACGGTGGACCCGATCGGGTCGCCCAGCTCGTAGAAGCGGCCGCCGACAGACGGCATGGTCAGCTCGCCGAACTGGTAGACTGTGACCTCCGTGTCGTCGAACCCGAAGTAGTTGAGCGTGATGACATCAGGCACCACGCGCGGCTGCCCGACGCGTACGCCGACAGCATCAAGCTGCGCGCCCACCGCAGTGTCCACGTCGAAGAGGGTGTTGAGCGACTGCGCGACCGCGAGGCAGTCAGACATCGCGTCGGACAGCACCTTCGCCCAGGCCATGAACTTTGGCTTGGAGGAGTGCTCGCTGGTGATGAGTGCGGTGTAGTCGACCATGGCTCAGGTCAGCGTGAACGTCACGGCGGACGCCTGGCAGGTGGGCAGTTCGTTGTACAGCAGCGCCACGTCCGCCTGCGACGCGGCCCCGCCGTTCTTCTGTAGCGTCACGCCGGTGATGCGGAACGTGCCGTACTGCGGCGTGCCCTGCAGCAGCGCGGCGGCGATGGCGTCCGCGTACGACACGGTGTCCGTCTGCACGGACTGCACGTAGTTCACCACGGCGGTCTGCACGAGCGCCTGGTTCGAGTCCGACCACCCATTCAGCTTCTTGAGCGTGAACGCCAGGGCCACCGCCGCATCTGTCGGCCTGATGATGCGCAGCGTCTTGGTCGAGCCCGCGGCGCTCACGTAGGTGTACTGGTCGGTGCCCCAGGTCACGCCGCCCGGGGGCACCTTCACCGCCATCGCGTTGAACACGGCCGCGTCTGCGCCGCCCTCCACCACGAAGTAGAAGGAGCCTGGCGGCGCGCCGTTGCCGTCCGCGTTCGGCGTGGCGTTCTCGTACGGTCGCACGCGCGTCACGCCCGGGACGTTCTGTATGGCGGCGAGGATGCCGTCGAACACTGTCTGCGACGGCAGCGCCACGGAGTTCGACTGCCTGACGCGGAGCGCCGCGTCCTGCTCGAGCGCGACCCCTGGCACCGCCGCCGCGGCGTTCGTCACCGTCTGCCAGCCGTACACCGCCGTGTTGATGGTGGAGATGGCACCGATCGCGGCCGCAATCGCGCCGGCTGTCTGGCACGTGGCGGTGACGCTCACCGTGCCGGACTGCGGTATCGTCACGGTCTGCGGCAGGCTCCAGAGGTTGCCAGCGGTGTCCGCCACCACGCCGTTGGTGATAGTGCACGGGTTGCCGGTGAGTGTCACTGTGGCGGTGGAGTACGACGAGCCCCCGCGCTTGAGCCCGTTCGTCTTCACGATCGACGAGAGCCCGTTGCCCTGCGCGGTGGTGGGCGAGTACGAGTTGTACGCCGAGCCAATCGCCGCGTTGATGTCGGCGAACCCCTGCGAGACCACGCCTATCAGTTGCCCGTCCTGGGAATCGTTGCCCTGGTAGG